TTTCGGCTGTAATGTTGACCTTTCTAAATTGTCCTTTGTACTTATCTGCAAGTTGGTCGATTATGTTGGAGTGCTTGTTGAATTCCCATTTTGCATAGGCTTGCGACTTGGTTACTGCCGCCCACTCTGTGTCAAAGTCAATCATGTAACCGAGACCGCCAAAAGCGGCCGGAGTTACAAGCATCTTCCACACATGCTTTGGGTCGACGTGGTTTGACCGTGCTATATCGGCCACCGCCATTCTCCAGTCCCATTTATTTTGTCGGTTGAAGTACTGATTCCATGTCGTTGCCTGCTCGCGTATTCTCTCTTCACCGCGCAACTCTTCCCTTGTAACAGGGTTGCGAAATACTATGCTGGTTGCAGCTCTCGCCGGGTAGCCGACGACTTTATCCTTATATGCCACTTGTCTTAGGAATTCATCACAGTTCTGGGCAATGAAGAACTTCCCTGGATTTACATCTAAGGACATCTCTTCATATACTGACCATAGCGCCACTGCTCCTGCGTAACTATTTACGACTATTTGATCGTCGTCGCCCTGGGCGCAGTAGCTGATAACCGGGTCTATCCCTGTTCTCTCCTGTACTGTAGTTCTTGCGGCGTATAGCTCCCCGACGTTAGCTAATGTGTCGTAGAGTGCTGTCCATCTCCACCCGCTCATAACTCCCTTCTCGTACTTGAACGTCTTGTCCCCGACTGTCACGGTTCCTTCTTCTACGGCGTACTGTATCCTCTTCATCATCTGTAACATGTTCAACTTCTGCCCTTGGTCGGTACACCTTGTGTCTATAAAGTGACTTATCTCTTCGTTCATAATCCGTATCATTGCTTTAGTTATCTGGTGATCGAACTCAGCCTGGTCGAGAGGTATTTTTACTGTCTCCTCTTGTACGGACTCCGCCATCGTATTCCACAGATTGAATTGCTGCTTACCGCTGAAGAATAGTGTCGAGTTGGGATGTCCGCGTAGTTGCTGTTCTAACCAGTACGAGACGTAACTCATCTTTAAGTATAATTTTAGGTCCCCGGCAATTACGGCTCGAACTTTAGTCGTCTCTCTCTTTGGTACGGCCTTGTTGTTCTGTCTCTCGAATCGGTAAAGGTTATTCTCCATCTCCTTGTAGTTTATGGCCATTGCTGTTGCCCATTTACTCTTCCTCGCCCTCCTAACTTTGCCATCGACATTGACGTATAAACGTTCTCCGTCTGACGTTCCACTTCTCGCCCAACGTTCTGGATCAAGTGCCCAGGCCATCGGGCTTAGTATTGGTTGATCGTTCGGTAGGCAGGGTGATTGCTCAAGAAACTGTCTGACGCCTTGCCTGAACCTCTGTTCAAAAAGTTCTTCCGAGTCGTTTATCGCATGGTGTTTTTCTCCCGTTACCCAATCACGAATATTTTCTTCGAACTGAGAAACCTCTAAAACCGGCAAAAAGTCCCTTGCGGTTGCTAGGTCCACGAAATACTTCCAGTCGTCGCCAAATAAATGCTCCCGGAAGCGTTTGGCTATGCCTGAAAGTTTCTTGAAACTATCAATTAATTTTGCCGGAGGTAGAGCTCTCTTCAGGTTTGCTCTCTCCAGTAGGTTATTTAGATTACGCCTTGCCATTGCGGGCATATCCCGCCAGTACAAGCTAAAAACTCTACCTGTTCCTTCCCCCCAGGGCTTAAACATCTCCAGGGTTGCTAACCTCGAACGTTGTCTCCTAACCTGTTCATCAGTTAACTCACTTGGTTGTTCCTCGCCCTTTATTTCTCTACATGTTCTGACCCATTCAGCCAATTCATCGAGTCCTTCTTGTGGGAGCGGAAGCAGGCTTTTTATAGCCGCCAGCCCCGAAGCCCTCAACTGTTGTATGACCGCTCTTCCCAGTAGAGCCATCCATGGACGCGCTGCGTCCATGACGGTATTAGATGGTCTACGCCCCGAGAAATGAACTCGCCATCTCGGCGAGTGCGTCTATAGTAGTGTCCTTGTCCTCGTCCCCGTTGAGAATATCCGCGGACTGACTATTCGAGACCTTAATGACGTGTATTGTGTAAAGCTTTTGTTTTGCCCTGTCAATCGATCCGAAGTCACCGCCGTAGAAGAACGGTCTATACTGCTGTGCTCGGTAAAAAGTGGACCTGGGAAATGTCCCGTACAAGGGAGGATCGACTGCGTTATAAAGTGTCACTGAGGTGGCGCCGAAATTTGCCAGCGTGTTGGCGACGTTAACCCCGTAGCTCGGTGTCGTGGCGCAGAATCCAAGTAGTGCCGACATCCCACCCGCCTTATTTGATAGACCGATCGCAAACAGGTCTCTTGCAACTGGAAAAACACAAGCCCTACCGGCATGTACCATCCATCCATAGACACCAGCGTCCAGCATCTTTGGGACTTGGCGTTGTACCACTGAAAATGAGCCGAAGGGTGATACTCCGAACCCTTGTGTTATCTCCA